TATCGCGGATACATGCGGTACAGTTTTGGATGGGATGACGCACACTTTATTTATGGTCACGAAGTAAGCTAAGGAGAATGATATGACTACCCACCAAGATATGTTGTTTCATCTCGGCGGATTGCCTGTAATGGCTGGCATTCCATTCTCGGCGAACGCTAAATACTACTATGTTGACCCTGCTAACGGCTCTGATAGCAACGATGGATTATCGCCTAGTACCGCGCTGGCTGGATTAGCGGCTGCTGAAAGCAAATGCGTTGCTAATCAACACGATACGGTGTTTTACATCGCTGGTTCTAGCGGTATGACGTTGAGCGCTGCTTTAGAATGGGACAAAAATTATACCCATTTGATCGGTATTGCCGCCCCAACAATGGTTGCGCAAAGGGCAAGGATATTCCAATTATCTACGCTAACAGGGGCATCGCCTTTTATAACCATAAGCGCGACTGGCTGTATCTTCAAAAATTTGTATATATTTCAAGGCGTTGCAGACGCCACATCGCTGATTAATGTTAGCGTTACTGGTGGACGCAACTACTTCGAGAATGTACATTTTGCTGGAGGTGGTCATGCGACGCAAGCTGTGAATGGTGGCGCATCGTTGAAATTAGATGGCGCTGAAGAAAATACGTTTGTAAATTGCACTATTGGAGTAGATACTATTGCTGCCGCAACCGGTATGGCTGGTATCCTATTTGATGGCGCAGCTTCAAGAAATATATTCAAAAATTGTCATGTGTCAATGTACGCTGGCAATGCTGGCGCTATATGGGTAGAGATCGCCGACGGAACTGGATTCGATCGCTATACTATCTTTGATAATTGCTTATTCACCAATACGAACAAAGAGAATTACGAGATGACTGCTGGATTTGCAATACCTGCAATCGCTGCCAATAGACCGGCTAGAATATTCTTAAAAGATTGTATCGCTTATGGCGCTGCTAAGTGGGATGCCAATGATCGTGGTGTTCTTATGGGTAACATGAATGATGTTACCGGCGCTGATACATCTGGCGTTGCAGTTGAGATGGTAACCTGATAACCAATAGAGAGGGGGCTTCGGCTCCCTCTATGGAGTAATGATTATGACAAGAGTTGCTTCGGGAACATTGCAGGCTGCGACCGTTATTGCAAAGACAACACAAACTACTATTGGGGATATTATCCATTGCAGTGGATACGATTACATAACGCTGTTTTTTGATTACACCAAAGGCGACGAGACCGGCTTATTGATACAAGTTCATTTCCTGAATAGCGCTGCGGGTACGGCTTATCAGGATATTACCTGGACTGCTGCTGCTGGAACAAAGACGGCTACGGCTAATCAATATACTGCTACTGCCACAAAGAGCCATTACATCACTGTTGATATAAGAGGCGTGGAATATATCAAATTCACACAAGGTGGATCGAATAACGATGGAACGCCTACTGGAACGCTGGCTGCTACGTATACGATGAAGGCTGGATGAGATGACGTTTAGCTTTGATGAGAATTTAGCTGACGACGTGAGCTTGGTTCGATTTCATATCGGTGATACTGACGACGCTGGGCATTTCCTTGAGGACGAGACCATTCAATACCACGTAGACGCTGGCACGGTTGGTTCTGCGGTGATTGCGTGTATTAGGTTTATAATCATGCAATTGTCAAGACCGGACTTCAAGCAAGATTGGTTGAGCGTTGACAACGCATCCGCAAAAGCAGGTTATGAGACAATGCTTAAAATTAAGGCGCAGGAATTCGGAATACGAACATCGAGCCCTGCAACTAGTATTGAGTATCCTCATCGCGCTGATAGCTACGAGAATGATGATGGCGTATATACAGATCCGGATGGTGAATAATGCTTGCCAATGAGCGATTAACAAAAGAGATATCGAGACGCACACGCAGCTTATTCTTTTGTGATATGGCGTATATCCTGAAGGACATTGCGACCGGTGAATACGATGCGTATAACAATCCTATTGTGGAGACATCCGAGATCCCGGTTGATTGCGCGTTCACCGACAAGCCAAACATAGAAGCATGGCGTGATTATGCAGATATCGAGACCGTGCAAGCCGAGGTTAGGTTTATAGAACCAAGACCGGCTAAGGGCGATATTATCAGAATTGTTGGTAGGTTTGGAACGCATGTGTTGCCTGATACGGAATACGAGATCGTTGGAATACGAGACCGTGACACGTTCGGGCACGTTTGCGCGCTGAAGGCGGTGAATGTGTGATGGCGAATAATATCAATATTGATACTACGGATTTAGACGCTCATATTAGGAACGTTAGATTCAGCGCATCTGAATTGCTTCACATTGCTGGGGCTGGCGCTGCGGTACTTGTGAATGGAATGCGAATGCGGGTTCCTGTTGATACTGGAGCCACGCGCGCAAGTACGAGATCGCACATTGTAAAATCTACATCAACGTCTGTTGAAGATGAAGTTGGGCCTGAGACGGAATACGCGCCTAACATTGAATATGGAAGGCGAGATATGCCAAATTATCCAAAACAACCATTTGTGAGACCTACGGCTGACGCAGATTTACCGCAAGTCGTGTCTGCAATATCGCACGCTTATAAGGCGTACTTGGACAGCACATGGCGAACATAATTACATCAATGATTAGCTTCTTAAATAACGACACGACAGTTTATGGCGTGTTTGCAAATCGTATCACTGCTGAGAAGATACCGGACAATCAAGGATATCCGCACGCTAGAATATGGCTGGTATCAAGTCCTTACCAATATAATCTGCTTGGTGAGGCTGGCAGGGTAACACGAATTCAAGTTGACGTTTACGCTGATACGCAAGCTGAAGCAGACGAAGGAATTGACGTGTTGCATGACGCTTTATCTGGATACAAGGGAATGATGGGTAACGTGAACGTTGGCAGGTGCTTTGTGCGTAACCTGTTTGGTAGCTGGAATTTTGAAGCGCGCAATTATCACAGAATGATGGAGGTGGAAATTGGCACGAATGATTAAAAAAGCTGAACCTGAAAAGGTATCAGACCAATTGGCTGACATTGAAGAAGATTACAATGTTGAATTACAGCCAACTAAGATCAAGGCTGAATGGAAAGCGCCGAGCGAGCCGGAGAAACCGGTTGAGGTGCAATATTACACAGTTGAACGCTGGAAGGGCGTTCGTGACGTATATAAATGTTCTAAATGTGGTGCGTTCCGCGATAGTCTTGACGAGATGAAGTTGCACATCATAGCGCATTACATTGGACAGGAAGAAAGTATATTAGAATTACTAATGAATAAGGAGAAATAAATATGGCTGATCCTACTGCTATAACTGTACAATCTATACAAGCGCCGTTTGACGCGGTTACTGCTGGAAGCGAAGATTTTACCTTTGCGCAAAGCGACGCGTCTAACGGCAATACATTCGCTTGCACTGGGCGAGAATTATTATTATTGTTCAATGATGCTGGCGAGGCTGCTACCGTAACAATTACCAGTGTTGACGATGAGAAGAATCGTTCAGAAGATATTGATACTTACTCAACAGCTGACGGAGACTTTGTGTGTTTTGGAGTTGGCTTGACCAATTCTAAGGGATGGAGATCCACAAGCGGCACAATACGAATTGATACAAGCGATGAAGATCTGAAGGTCGCTGTACTGCGATTACCCGCAGGGTATCCATAAGGAGGCGATAAATGACTAGTAGCGCATTTTGGGCATACGGCTCATTACTACAAATTGGCGATGGAGCAACTCCCGAGGTATTCACAGCGGTTGCTGAGATTACCGATCTCACTCCACCAAATATGAGCAGGGATTCTATTGAGGTTACAACGCTTAACAGCACAAGCGGATATCGTGAATTTATTGCCGGCTGGCGCGATGGTGGAGAAGTATCATTGACTGCAAACTGGTTGCCGACTAACGCAACACATGATGATGATACCGGATTATTGGAACAATGGGACGATGATGACCTTCATAATTACAGGATTGTTCTACCAGACACATTGGCGACAATCGCATTCTCTGGGTTCCTGACGGCATTCGAGCCTGAATTACCACGCGATGAACAGGGTAAGTTGAATTGCACTATCAAAATTAGTGGCGCGGTAACTATCACATGATGAAAGGAACACATGGCATTAACTAGAGAACAAATTCTAAACAAGGTTGATATCGGCACGAAGGAAATAAAGGTTCCTGAGTGGGGTGGGAGTATTTATATCCGTCAGCTAACGCGCGGAGAGCAAGACACTTATCTGAAGCGTCAATACGGCAGCACGCAATTGAAGCAAGACTCGCGTGCAAGAAGCCAGGAGATCAAAGGATTCAATATCTATGGTCATGATGCTTTTATCTGTTCGCTTGGTATTTGCGATGCTGAAGGTAAGCCAATATTCAACCAAAAAGACATTGCTGAGCTTGACACTAAATCCGGCGTTGTGATAGGGCGTATTGCAAAAGAGATTATTGAATTTAGTGGAATGGCTGGCGATGTTGAGGCGTTAGATGAACTAAAAAACTAATAGCCGACCCCGACATGATGTTTGAGCACACGTTGGGGTTGGCGTTAGGCAAAACGATTGGCGAGATTAGATCAATGCCTGCTGTGGAGTTTATGCGATGGCAATTATATTACCAGGTAGAACCATTCGGATGGCAGAGCGATGAGTATAGAACCGCTGTGATCCTGGCGATGTTATATAACATCAATCGCGGTAAACGACAGCGAGCAAAGAACGCTGAAGATTTTATGCGCGATTATCAAAATGAGATTGTGAAGGTGGCAGATCAGGAAGCCGAGCAAGATAAACTTGATGCAATGAATAAAGATGAACGCAAGGCGTACGTTGTACAGCAGATCAAGCGCGACTTTGGAGTAAAATGACAACAGCAGCGACTATTGCAGCAAAACTGACATTAGATACCAGCGATTACGATAAAGG